CCTTTAAGCCATTACCCAAACGCAAGCCCTCGCCTGTGGAAGTTAGCCCTGTGTAAATTGGAACCAAGCCCAACCACTCACCGCTCCACTGCTCAGACATTGCAGAGTAAACTCCGCCGTTAAATATCCATTTAAAGCTATCAAAAGAAAGCGACTTAATAGCCGTCAAAGTTCCCGCGTCTACCCAAGTGCCTTGTATTACTGGCACAAAATCCCGATACAATCCTGCAACTCCTTGCCCTAGCATTGCCGTAGGTGATCCGTGGGTTACTGAATCCCAACCACCATACCAATCGTCTGCAATAACGTCAGCCGTGCCATTGTTAGCCAAAATATTTCCCGTTCCATATTTACTATTTGAATAGTAATATTTTGGATTTAAAATAATAGGCGTTGAATTTAAAGCGCTGTTGGTGCCTGGGTTAAATACTTCTGTAATGTTAAAAGTAAAGTCTGGGTTGTTGTATGGGCTAGCGTCTGCAAATGCGATTTGTATAGCGCCCCAATAATCTTTAACAGCGGTGGCAGGATTCCCTGTTTTAACTCCTAAAATGTTAAAGCGATTTTTATAAGCTTCTACACCAACAACTGAAACGTTTAAAGTGTCAAATCCCGCAGGGGCTGTGCTTACTTGTTTATCAAAAACAAAGCTAGTCCACGTTGTATTTTGGTCTGTCTTGACGTCTTCAATTCGCCCGGGTATTGTGGCCCCAGTAAAAGTTACCCAAAAGAAATTAGTATTGTCTAAAACTTTCTTATTACCAGCCGAATCTGTAAGCCAAATTCGCAAAGTTACATTAGTTCCATCTTCTGATCCACTTGGTGAACTAAAATAAAATTTTTGAAACTTTAATGCAAACCTGATACGCATCGGTGCAACGTCTGGCGTGGAGCCTGTAGGTATTCCAGTAAACGAGGCGCCCAAAGCCGATGTGGTTTTATTTTGATATGCCCTATAAACTCCTGTATTTAGAGTTCGCTCTGTATCTATTTGCACATACTTAGCCGCAGGTTGGTAGCTCATTGATGGCTTAGCCTGCCATTGCGGACGCGTAGAAGTTGCGCCCAAAGTTACGGCGTGCGTATAGGTACCCGTTCCAATGTACTGCAGGGTATAACTGTATTGCCTATAGCTTACGGTTGTATCCAAATACTCTGCTGCAGAAACCAACCAATAAACGCCGAGCTCGTGAATAAATCTGCACTGCAAAATATCGCAAATCTGTTCGATGGCTTCTTTACAAGATACCATATTTTCGCTAGCGTATTGGAAAGCGTTAACATCGCTCGCGGTCAAATCCTTAAAGGCGTCGTAATTACTTACAAACGTGTTTAAATCAACCTTGAGCAAATCAATTCCTTTGCGGGTTGCATCGCTTGAGTAAGGGCTAACTGCATCGCGTAGGTAGTCCGTCTGCGTTCCGTTTACAACCCAATAATCTTTTAGGTTTAATAAATCTAAGCTCCTTCTAAATAGCTGCGATATTTGCAATTTGCCATCTGTGAACCAATCTGAACTTACTTTAAATCCATCCAACAACTCTAAGCCATCAACAGCACCCAAAGAAATAACAGGCTTTGCTTCGATTGCCTCCCGCAAAAATGTCATTTGATCAGCAACCACTCTGCCGACGTGCTGAAGTACTGAATCTTGGTAAATTAATACCGCCCAATACTGCTCGTTATTTGTGGCAAGGTTTTTAAAATCTGCCAATACTGTATTATTTGGGATTACCCAGTAAGAAGTCGAGCGGCTAGAACGGATTGGATTCTCAAAAAATGTATCGCCTTCGCCATTCCTTTCTATTTCGTAGCCACTTTCTGCAAGCAATAACTCCGTTCCACCCGCACCCGAACCGCTCGGAGCGTCCCAAATTTCCACCTTGTGAAGGGCGCCCGTAATTGAATAAAAACTACCGTAGTAAATTCGTGCCATCTTATCCTCTGCTAGAGTCTCTGTTATATCGTTCCAAAACTATTGCCAAATCCCTGCCTTGTATACTTGTAGAGGCTACAAATCCGCTGCCCTCGTTTGTCTTTAACATTCCTTTTAACTTATCCAACGGTGCTATCACTTCAGGGTTAGAACTTGCCCCAGGATATTCACCCATAAGTCCGAGCGTTGGACCGCTAACTATACCACCATCGGCGAAGGCTTGAACATCGGGCCCACTTTTTAATTGACTCCTTACGATGGCCGCACCTGCTATCAAAGCAACACCCGCAGCAGCTGCTAGAAGTGGGTTAGATATTAATAATTTTTGGAAAGCTTCCGCTGCAATCGCAGTAGTTACCAAAGCCTTACCGAGCATATCCATAAAGCCCGCAATCGCGCCCAGCATATTCTTTCCAAAGTTTTTGCCTGCGTCTTGCTCACCCGTTGCAATGTCTGCAATAAATTGAGCAAAGGATTCGGCCGCTTCCATTTGCAAAGTGGCAAAAGCAGCATTAACCGAATCTACGGCCTCCTTGGATTTGGCAGCCCATTCGGCCATTTTAACGCTACTCACATATAAATCCGTGGCCCTTCGCTCAGCACTTGCCTTAAGCTCTTGCTCCATCTTTATAGTGGCGTCGGTAATCTCTACGGTTGTAGCGATAATTTCGGGCGCCCCAGTAAAGTCGTCGGGAAACATTGGCTCGCTTCTTATGTCATCCAATACAGGCGGGATCTTGTCAAGCTCCGCCAACACATCGGCCATTGATTGCTTGACAATCGGATTCACTGGAGCCAATAAACTGCCGCCTGTATTCTTTGCGGTCAGTTCTTCAGTCTCTTTAATAACCGCTTTGGTAATCTTTATCTTTTCTTTACCTACTACTTTAGTGGCTTCAATTTCATCCAGTGCGAGCGAGTGCACTTTATTTTGATATTCCTCATTTAAGCTTGTACGAATTTGTACACTTTCCTTTGTATACTTTTGGTAAATATCTTTTTTCTCCGCCTCATCATTACCCGCCAAACGCAACTCTTCGGACCGCCTTTCATTTAAAATCAATAAGGCATCTTCGCCCGCTTTTTTGTATAATTTTTTTTGAGTTTCTAGGCTTTTGCGTTTTAAGTCTAAAATAAACTTTTCACTTTTGCCCTCTGCTTTTGCTGTTGCAATCGCAAGCTCCAAACGGCGCTCCTCTATTTTAATTTTCTTTTCGCCGTTAGATAGCAGCTCGCTTTGTGCTTCTTTTAAACGCTCAATATTTTTTTCAACTGCTGCGGTTTCTGATGCAAGTTTACTTAGCAAATATCCAACGGCTGCAATAGATGCCGTTAGGATTACCCAAGGCCCTGCTGCTAACGCTAAATTCATTGCCCTAGTTGCTACGGTTGCGCCGTTAGTTGCTGCCGTGTAGATGCTAGTAGCTGCTGCGCTCAGTCCTTGGCGCACTGCGCTTTCTGCCTGTAGGGCATTACCTACCGCAGTTAATCCGTTGACGATGGCCATAGCAGATTGCAGCTTAACCATTGCCTCCTGCAAATCCTTTCCGCCCAAGCCTGCTAATTGCATGGCTCCCTGCATCGCTCCAAAGGCTCCCGCCGCCGCCTGCACTCCACCTAGCACAGCATCTAATCGACGTGTATCGCTCGCAAAATATCCAACTTCCGCACGCGTGTCCGCGATGCTGTCCTTCATGCGGCCCGCCTGTTTAATTATTTCGTTGGCAACTTGGGCAAACTCTGGACCCAATGCCCGGGCTTCCATCGCCAACTGAGTCAACTGCCGCACGCTTCCCATCGTTGGGTTACGCGTAGCAATAGACGCCAAACGTTCCTCCATCGACTTAGCCGACTTCGCAACCTCGGCACTCATTTGGTTGCTGCTCTTTTGAACTATAGCAATGGCTTTGTTAAACCCTTCGCGCAGTTTCTCAATGTCTGCGCCAATTACAATATTTAAACTTTTAGCCATTACCTAGTAAAGTTAATTAAATAGTCCTGAGAAATTTGGTATAAACCTGCAAAGGCGGCTGTATCGTCGGCGGTTTGATTCTCGCCGTCGTATTCCAGTGTTTGGCATTTGATCCCGTTAAAAGTTCCGGGCAATGTTACCGCCTCAAATGCTGTGCGAATTGCTGAAGCAACTGCCTGCGCGCTGCTCAAACTTGTGCCATAAGCATTAACTTGAACCCGTGCAAACTCTGTGCGGCTATGCCCTGATTTTGTAGGGTTAGGAACTTGGCTAATTAAGTTATAACTCACAGCAGGAAACGCGCTTTCCTGTGGTATTCTAACAGGATTTAGGCGCGTAGATATTAGCGCAGTGAGCGCCGCGTTAGTACTTAGGATATTGTAGGCTATTTTATTTGCGCTCATGCTTTCGCGTCTGGGGTTAACTTATCAAAGACATGCGAATATAACTTTAAAGCGTCGTGAATAGATAAGTAATCGGACTGCTCCCAAGGAAATGTTAACAGACGTTTGGGCTCAATAGGTTTCTTTAAGTGCGGGGCCATGCCGGTAGCAACAGCCCAGCGGGTTATTTCCCATTGGTTGCGATACTGCTGCTGCTGAGCTTCGCGCATCCCTTCCAATTTCAAACGCCAAAAGCGAGGCGTAGAAAGTAAAAACTCGCTTTCGCTTAGCATCATTTCACCGTAAGCAATGCGCTCAATCTTGCGCCAAGTTAGCGGGGCGCTGTCGCCCTTGGCAGTTACTCCCCCGTTGACTCTTCAACAGGTGCAAAAAATTCTGTAATTGCTGCGGTGAAACCCTCCAACGCTGGGCTAATTTCTTGAAACTTTTTAATCG